TAAAAGTACAAAGGGATGGGTATTTAACCACACTAAAGAGAAGGATACCTCTGAGTTGGATAGAAGGGGCAAATCCACAAAAGGTATTCAACTACCTATTACAGGCAGTAGAAACAGAACTGAATGTGGATAAAATTGGTAAGATATTAGGTTATATAAAAGGTAGTGGGATAAGTTTATCTCTGTATACCTATGACTCGTTCCTTTTTGATGTACCTACTGATGTGAATACCGATACGATAGTAAAACTCAAAGGAATTGTAGAAGGGGGTGGATTTCCGATAAAAGCGAGTTGGGGTGAAAATTATGGAAACCTATAAAACCGATATTTATAGTATGTAACAAAAACTATACTATAATATGAAAAAATCGGTGTTCCTTTTAGGGTTTCTATTCATTTCTTTAAGTGGATTTGCTCAATTAGCAGATGTAAAGGTTAAGAACGAAGTGTTCGAAGTACTTTACTCACAATCGTTGGAGCAACCCATTTGGATTAAGTACCGCTCAACAAATCGTCCTACTAATGTGAATAGAGGACACATGAATTTTTATAAAGAACCCAATATTAAAACTTCGGATGATTTAGATTATAAAGCGAATGTATACGATAAAGGACATGGAGCACCTGCGGCAACATTTTCTGATAATGAAGTAAACCTAAAACAAACATTTTCATACCTAAACTCAATAATGCAGGACCAGTATTTGAACAGAGGTGAGTGGAGATTATTGGAAGAGCAAGAGAGAAGATGGGATGATACCGAACCATTGACTGTAGTAATAAAAACATTTTTTGATAACCCAGTACTTAGAGTACCAACAGGAGCGGCAATTCCATCTCACATCGAAAAACATATCTACTTTGAAAAGAGTAAAAGATGGAGATGTTTTGTATTTCTAAATGAAAGACCTAAGTTCAAATGGGATGAGTTGGAAAAACTCTGTAATGATGTAGAACACAAATTTTAATAAATATGACTTTATCTGAATTAATAAACGAAATAATTTCTGAGTGGGGATGTAGAGTAGATGATGGGATGCCAGATCCTAAAAATCCACAACATCTTAGAGAATTGAGAGATGTATTAGATGTTATGGGGTTATCCTCCATTAAAAACGAATTGATTGCAAACCTTTTAGAAGGGGATAATTTCAAAAATCCTGCACTAAATAAGGTAGTTCGTTATAAAGATGTACACGGTGAAGATGCGGAAGGTAAAGTGGGTAATTTAATGAGAAGACCTTCAGAGGAGGATGCACACCAAAAAGCGGTATCTACATTGGGTGGTAAAGATAGTGATAGATACAAAGAAGCAATGCAGGATTTAGGTGGAGAGGGACAGCCTAAAAAGAAAGTTGAGAAAGAAAAAGAAGGAGGTAGTGAAGATGGAACCCCATCAGTAACCGGAACTGCATTTGATTTAAGTACTGACAGTGGAAAGGAATATATTGACTCATTACCGGATAATGATCCTGCATCGGAAGAAGAAATTACAGAACTTTTAGAAGCGTTTTTTGGAGAAGGTGTGGATGTGTTAACAGAAGCTAGTTTTTTAGATCCACAATACAAAGCAGGACATCAAATAATTTTTAATAAAGAAACACCACCGAAATGGGCACCAAATCTTAAAAATGGTGATGTGTTAACTATAGTTGCGGATGATGAAACACTTACTCCATACGGAAGTGGGGATTTTACTAAAACACTTGAATTGCCTGATGGAAAACGGGTTAGGGTTGCATCATCAAATAGAGGTGGTGGAAATGCTGAATTATTTATACACTCAAAAAAAGGTGGAGCAACACCAACTGGAGAAGACTGGGAAGCATTAATTATATGTGCTTATAATGGAATTGATGAAAACTCAAATGAATGGAAGCGTGCTCAAGTTTTCTGGTCAAATTATGGAGAAGATGCTAAAAAAATAGCGAATTCTTTTTCAGGAATAATTAAATCATCTAAACTTTCACAATTAGGTTCTTCAACTGCGGCGATAAAACCAGATTGGGGTGGAACTAACAAAACACCTAAAACTGATATATTAGGTAATAATAATGAGCGAATATCTCTAAAGAAAGCAGGGGGTTCACAATTAATGAGTGCAGGAAAAGAAGAAACCCTAGCAACTTTCCATGCCGCTATGAAAATGATGGGAGAAGGAAATCCTGCATCTCTAAAATCATTTTTAGATACATTGGAAACTAAAATGGGAACTATGAGTGAAAGAGGTACTATTACTGCCTTACAACAATTGAGAGATAGTGGAGAAACCTTAACTCCAGCTCAAGAAAAAGCGGTTGCCGAAATGGAACAACTGCAATTAAATGCTGCAGAGATTACTAAAGATATGGCAGAAATATTTAAGGATATGTACTTTAAGACCTGTTTTTGTTTTGAAGCTGCAACTGGAACAAATAAGTTTGCCGATAAAGATGCAATTGCAAATAAATTAATTGAGTTTGAGGACTCTGGAAAAATTACCGCACATTTACCTATGAATGTTATTAACGATGCTAAAGTACTCGCATCTAAAAATTCATTCTTTGTTTCATTTAAGACTGGAAGTTCTACATCTAAACCATATCTATCGTTAAGAACTAAACAAATAGCAAAATCAAAATTGGTAGAAGTTACCACATTTAGAGATATTATAAATGAGGAGTTTAATAGATACAATTTTGGTGAGCAAATTTTATTAGAAGGTGATAGACAGCAACTTGATGAATTTCAAATATTTGATAAATTAATTAGAGGAGTAAAAAATGTATCTTCAAAAGTAAAAGATCAAGTAACCTCTATATTAAATAATATTATGAAAAGAATAAAGGAGGCGATTTCTTACATTAAGACTTTAGGTGCGAATATGTTTAATGCAATTACTAATTTCTTAGGAATGGAAGTAACTAATGTTAATATAAACACTTCAGGTCCTTTTCCTCTTATCTAAAAGTAAGTAATTAATACCTTTCATTTCGTTTTTTATATTTATAGTGGAAAAACAAATATAAAGAGTGATATGAATACACAGTTACTATGTACTTTCACTACAAAAGGTGAAATGGAGTCTACATTACATACGATTAGAGAAAAATACACTATAGTTTATAACTATATATACATACTACAAAACAAGTCCAATTTAGATGAATTATTTGTGACCTATAACATAGATACAAATAATCAACCTGAAAAACCACTAAATGGTACTATACTAATCCATAGAAAGAAGGAAAGTAATACATTATATACGATTAATGCGTTAAATGAACTAATCAAAGAAGAAAACGGAGGAAAATTAGATAAATCCTTTGTTTTAGATTGGGATAAGTTCAAAAACTCAATTATCTTAACAAATGTTAGTGGGACAAAAAGGATACAGACTAGAGTATATGAAGTGATATCTTTTAGTGAAAATTAAATCGGTTACGGATAAACAAAAAACGAAAAATTGATATGCTACTTAAAAAAGGTGATAACAACGAAAATGTTAAGTTAATGCAACAAAAGCTGGGTATTGAACCAGCAGTAACTAATTTTGGACCTAAGACAGAAGCAGCAGTAAAAGAATTCCAAGCAAAAAATGGTCTTCCTGCTGATGGTATTGTAGGACCTAAAACTTGGGAAATGATTATGGCGAAAGCTGGTGGGGTTGTTTCTACTCCCACTCCATCTGCTCCAATAGTACCCGTAGCGGGATTGAAATTGGATAAACTAAAAGGACATATTCCTGATGCAGTAATCCAAATGATACCTGATACCGCTGCTAAGTTTCAAATCAACACTCCGTTGAGATTGGCACATTTCTTAGCACAATGTGGACACGAAAGTGGTGGATTTAGAGCAACACAAGAAAACCTAAACTATTCTGCAAAAGGATTGAATGGTATTTTCAAAAAGTATTTCCCAACTGAAGCATCGGCAGCAGCTTATGCAAGACAACCACAAAAGATTGCAAACAAAGTGTACGCAAATCGTATGAGTAATGGTGATGAAGCAAGTGGTGATGGATATAAATTCAGAGGTCGGGGGTATATCCAATTGACTGGTAAAGCAAACTATACTTTATTTGGAAAAGCAATTGGTGAGGATATCACCGCAAATCCAGATGTAGTTAGTGGTAAGTACGCATTACTTTCAGCAGCTTGGTTCTGGTCAAACAATGGATTGAACAAATTAGCGGATGGTGGAGCAACTGATGCAGTAGTAACAACTATCACTAAAAGAGTAAATGGTGGAACTATTGGATTAGCAGATAGAATTAAACACTTTAAGGAGTACTACCATTTATTAGCTTAATATTTGAGTATTATGAAAAAGTTTTATAGAAGTATTAGTGATAAGAAAATATTTGGAGTTTGTTCTGGATTAGCAAGATATACAAACACCGATGTTACCTTATGGAGATTGGGATTTGTGGCTGGATTATTTACACCACTACCTGTTATCATATTTTACTTTATAACCGCTATTGTATCTGAGGGGATAGAATTTACAGATTAAAAAAATAATTAAAAATAATTTAGAAAAGACTTGGAAATCCCAAGTCTTTTTTGTATGTTTATACTGTGATAAGAGTTCAACCCCTAACCCCCTCTAATATGAACACAGTAAGATTTAACCGCCACGAATTATTCACCAACGAATGGATGGATTACCACACTATCACCCTCCGAATGGTAGAAGATTTCCACCTCAATCAAAACGAAAGTTGGTACACCCCCCTATACAATATGTTGTGTGGTGTGTGGGATGGATACCTTTACACCGAAATGTTGGAGATGGGTAAAGAAATGGGATTGCCTACCCCCATTCTTCAACGAATTGCTAACACCATCCAATTCATTGGAACTAGCGTAAAATAATTAAAAAAAGACTTGGATATACGAAATCTTTTTTGTATGTTTGTAAGGTAATGAGAGAGACACTTAACCCCCTATATGATATGAATGTTAGTGAAATGATAAAAGTCCAGATTTTAAAAAACGATGAGGTTATCAAAACCCTAGAATGTGTTGAGAGTAAACTACATATTACCTACCATACAGCCCAATGTATTGCAGGTGGTATGTGGAACGGAACTGATGTATTCACAATTTCAATAAACTGGAATCCTTTCAACGGATTCTAATAACCCCTAAACTACAATATGATGACTGATAAGGTATCAGAGTTTCTTAAACTGCAGGAAATGATTAATTTCCAAATCGATTTGACTGGCGAGGCTAGTCTTGAAATGGCAGATGAATTAGAAGAGATTTCTAACTCTTTGAATTCAGATGAAATTGAATATATATTTGAAATGTTTTCTAATAACTAACCCCCTTAGATATGAATAAGTTAGAAGTAACCTCCGAATTGATTGGTAAATATATCAACCAAGTCCTTTATACTGATGTAAATCCTGTTGGTAAAATCATCGGTATCAAAGGTAAAACAAAAGTTCTCATTCAGCCTGTAGTGGCTGGTCCCAATAAAGCTAAAATGGAATACATTCCTGGCGGATTTGCTGGGCATTGTTACAACCAATCCGAACAAGAGTATGATTTTGTTGAAGTAGGTGAGCCATTTGAAGCTCCAATATCCAATTCATCCCTAAGAGGTAGAATGTGGAGAATAGGTGATACACCGCGAAAGTATTATGATTATAACTTCTAAAATATATAAATCCTCTAAAACTATGTATTTTTCTTTAGGAGTTATTGAAAAGATTGAGAAAGAATTCGGTTCTTTTGTAGTAGATCGAGTAATCGGTGGTTCTAATGATACACAACTCATTAGATTTGGTGGATGGAATAGAATTAATTTTAATAAACTTCAACAAATTGTTGGTGATGAAGCGGTAATCGTAGAAAATGAACTTGATGATGATGACCGTAAAACTTTATACTCTTATAAATTTTATAAAAAATAATATATGGACATAGTAAATCAATATCAAAAAGCAGCAGAGGAATTTGCATTGGAATATGATGTAACCAATCCTCACATTATCCGAATTATCGCATCAGTAATGATGACAAGAGATGGTAAAGGATTGCAAGGTGGAAGTTTCGTTCAATCGGTAGTAGATAACGATTTGTTCGGAGCAATCGCAAAAGCAGATAATGAGTGTTATAATCACTTAAAAGTAATAGTAGCAGCAAATCAGTATTCGTATCTAAACTAATAAAAAATGAAAAAATTCAGCGTAAGTGAAATTCTTATCCTAGTAGTATGTGTAGTTTGTATTTTCGTAAGTGAATACATCTATTTGGTTCAAGGTGACCCATTGAAGGCAATCTTTATTGGGTTATGGCCTCCAACGATTTTGGGTTTAGTTAATTTTGTAAATATAAAACGGAAGTAATATGGAAAATTTGGATATTATAATCCTAACAACTATCGTATCTACACTATTTTTGGTTTTTTTCGTACTGATGTATAAAGAATTCTCAAAAATGGAAAAAGAGGAGTATACCTATAAAGCGGATGTAAAACGATATGGTAGAGATGGTATCTACAATTTGTTGGAAAGATTATTTGATGATGATTTACAAACTAAATCTCAAAAGGTGAAATTGTTTAAGACAATTGATAGAACCATCTCAGATATGGAAAGTGATGGGATGTATTTTTCTAAAGATATAAAGGAAAAGTTGGAAAAAGAAAGAGAAGAGTTGTTTTGCGAGTATAGTGGGTTACCATCTCCCAAAGCATACGAAAGAGATGACCAAATATAAAACGGATAAGAAATGGAATTTTTAACAGATATTGGAGTTGTGACATTAGAAACTGCTAAGCGGTTAAAAAGTAATGGGTTTGATGTTCCTACTAACTTTTACTTTGTGGACGAAAAATCAACCGAAACCGATAGTGGTAAGTATTTACTACGATGTGGAAAGGGTAGAGATAACCACAACCGAAGAGGTAGAGAGTTTTATTCAGCTCCATCGAGTGTTGAATTGCAAAAATGGGAAAAATAAATGAGAAAAGGCTTGTATTATTCAAGCCTTTTTCGTATGTTTGTAAGGTAGTGAGAGTTCAACCCCTAAAACGATAAAAATTATGACATCCAATCAAAAATTAGAATTGAAAAAAATACTTACCGAGGTTGTAATAAATCATTGGCAAAACTATCTCAAAAATAAGTTAAAAAAAGATCTTATAGGTGGTAAACTCAAAGCATGGGACACTCAGGGAGAAGATGTAGATTTTTTATTAGCATCAACTTTATCACGCTCTTATGACAGTTCTCGTGGAAATCTTTGGGAAAAGATTTTATTTGAAATTTCAACATATTATAATGATAAAACTTTTAAAAAGATAAAAGGTTTAAAATTAAAATCAAATGGAAAGGATTGGATTGTTGACCTTGCTTTTGAAAGAAATGGTAAAACCTATCTAATTGAATTAAAGTTGGGAGGCGAGTTAGATAATAAAAAAGCATTATCAGAAGCAAAGGCTTTATTTGAAAGAAAAAATGTATTACTTGAAAACAAAATTGCTTCAGATATTGAAACTTATCTTGGAATTATTACTTTAAGTAATGGAGAAAATAATCCTACAGAGTGGAATATGGGAAGAGTGCAGTTGGGATTTGATAGAAGTGAAGTTTTTGTAGAAAGAGAATTATTTGACTTTGTATCCAATGATACTGATTTATTTGAATTTATAAAAACAGAAATACAGCCAATAGCTATGAGAGAATGGAAATTGGTAAAAGAAAAGATAAAATCAACATATTTATAATAAACAACCATTTAAAAGATTGATACAATGAAACCATTCTTTAAGTGGGCTGGGGGGAAGACTAAAGAGCTGCCCAAAATAAAACAATATCTCCCTAAAAAAATAAACACTTACTATGAACCTTTTGTAGGGGGTGGTGCTGCTTGGTTCGAATTAAATCACACACCATCTGTAATAAATGATAAATGGTTTGATGTTTATAATTTTTATACTCAACTTAAAGAAAATTCTGATATTTTAATTTCAAGATTACAAGACATAATAGAAAATTACAATTGTATACATTTTGAAGGAATAAGTAAAGAAGAATTCTCCAATACCGCTGGTAAACTATATTATTATTACAGAGATAATACATTCGAAAATCCTATTGATAAAGCTATTCAATTTTGGATTTTAAGACAATTATCTTTTAGTGGAATGAATAGATTTAATTCAAACGGAGAATATAATGTTCCATTTGGATGGTATCAAAAATTAAGACAAATTGAATGGAGTGAAGAATTTCAATCTCTTTTTGAAAATACAACTATTTTAAATGTTGATTTTGAAGAATGTTTAAGTAATGTAGTAGAAAATGATTTTGTATTTTTAGATCCACCATATACAACTAAATTTAATAAATATTCACCGGATGGGTCTTTTACTCAAAATGATCAAATACGATTAGCGAATTGGTTTAGAAATTCTAAATCAAATAATATGATTATTATCAACAAAGATGATTTTACAACAGAATTGTATAGAGATTATATAGTTGAGGAATATGATTATCGTTATTCGATAAAAGTTAGAGATAGAATTTCATCTGAGGCAAGTGAAATAAAGCACATAATCGCTACAAACTATAAAATAGAAAATAAATCTGGTGAATTTTTTACTTAAAAACTTTTGGAATTCTGAATTATTTTTAGTATCTTTGTATCATTAGTAATCACAGAAATCCAGGTTTTTGATATTTATATACGATGTGTAATCACATATTAAAACCTAAAACAAATTAAATTATAAACCTTTAAATGTTAAAACTATGGCTATTAACTTAGACGCAATCAGAGGTAGACTGAACAAACTACAAAACACAACAGCTAAGACTGTAGAACAATGGAAACCAGCTCCTGGTAAACATCAAATCCGTTTAGTTCCTTACAAATTCAACAAAGAAAACCCTTTTATTGAATTGTTTTTTCACTACGGAATTAATAACAAAACTTATCTATCACCAATTTCATTCGGACGAAAAGATCCTATCGTTGAATTCGCTGAAAAGTTGAAAAGAATGGGCGATAAGGAAGATTGGAGAGCTGCAAAGAAAATGGAGCCAAAACTTAGAACTTTCGTACCAGTATTGGTAAGAGGTGAAGAAGGAGAAGGAGTTCGTTTTTGGGGATTTGGTAAGACTGTGTATCAAGAAATCTTAGGATACATTGCAGATCCTGATTACGGAGATATTACTGATGCACATGGAGGAAGAGATATCGTTGTTGAAATTGTTTCAGCGGAAGATAGTGGAACTTCATATCCAGTAACAACTATTAGAGTTAAACCAAAAGAAACTCCACTTGCTGATACAAAAGAGCAAGTTGATAAGTTCTTAAATGAACAGAAAAACATTACAGACCTGTATCAAGAACTTTCTTATGAAGAATTGAAAGGTGTATTGGAAAGTTGGTTAAACCCATCTGCAACTAATGATGATGGAGTAGAAGCTGTATCTACTGAAGAACTTTCTAAAGCAGTACCATCTAATACCTCTAAAACGGATGATGATACTGAAGCAACTCCTGCTCCAAAAGCGGAAGCACCAACTAAAAAATTAGATGATGTAGCTGCCGCATTTGATGACCTATTCAATTCTTAATAACCAAAACTTATGGCGAAAGCAACTAAGGAAGTGGACTTGGCGGAAATACTCGCCGAGTCCCTTAACAAACAATCAAAAGACCAGAGAGTAGCATTCTTTTTGGACAACAATGACTCCCCTACGAATGTAGAAGGTTGGATTTCAACCGGAGCATCAATGTTGGATGTGGCAATCTCTAATAGACCTTATGGGGGTTTGCCAGTTGGTAGAATTACCGAAATTACTGGATTGGAACAAAGTGGTAAATCATTGGTATCAGCACACTTACTTGCCGAAACTCAAAAGTTAGGTGGTATTGCTGTACTAATTGATACTGAAAATGCAGTAAGTAGGGAGTTCTTAGAAGCCATTGGAGTAGATACATCAAAGTTACTATATGTAGCAGCTGAAACTGTTGAGCAATGTTTTGAGTATACTGAAACCATTATTGAGAAAGTAAGAACTCAATCAAAGGATAAGTTTGTAACAATCGTTGTTGACTCAGTAGCAGCAGCATCAACTGAAAAGGAGATGGAAGCAGATTATGGTAAGGATGGTTACGCTACCGATAAAGCAATTATCATTTCCAAAGCAATGCGTAAAATCACAAACCTTATTGGTAGACAGAAAATCACTTTGGTTTTCACAAATCAATTAAGACAGAAGATGAACGCAATGCCGTTTTCTGACCCTTGGACAACAAGTGGTGGTAAGGCAATTGCCTTCCACGCTTCGGTTCGTTTGAGATTAAAGAGTATGGGAACGATTAAGGCTAAAGAAAATGGTAACGATAGAATTGTAGGTATTAAGGTTCGTTGTCAAGTGGTAAAAAATCGTATGGGTCCACCGTTGCGTTCAGCAGATTTTGATATCTTCTTTGATAGAGGTATTGATAACTACGGAGCTTGGTTGGGAATGATGAAAGAAAATGGAATTGTGAAGCAGAGTGGAGCTTGGTATGAATATACTGATATTGATACTGGTGAAGTTATTAAGTTTCAGGCAAAAGATTTTCCTTCTACATTAGAAAGCAATACGGAAGTTAAAGAACAAATCTATAAGAGGATTTGTGAGGCAACAATTTTACAATACAAAAAAGACTCATTAGATACTGATAATCTGGTTATAGACTCAGAAGTTATCGGTGATTAATTAAAATAATAAGTTATGAATAAGCATTTAATAACAATGTTACGAACATCCGCTGAAGCTGATAAAGCTAAAGCACTACTAACTTTGGACCTTTTGGGTAATACTGGAGTAGGTATTGGTGATCATTCTACAAAAGATTTCTACGAAAACGCTGAGGAAGCACTTACAATGTTGGTAGATGCTGATGATAGATTGAAAGCAATTGAGAGATACTTTGGTAATCCAAGTGTTACTTACACTGCAACAACAACAGCTCTATAATGAAGGAACTATACAAAAAATTACTAAATCAAGTTGAAGAGGAGCATAAAACTAACAACTTGAGGGTAAGAAATAGTAAAGTACTAATTATAGATGGACTAAACACATTCATTCGTAGCTGGACAACAAATCCAGCTATGAATGAAAATGGTGAGCACATCGGAGGTGTGGTTGGTTCATTAAACTCAATAGGGTTCCAAATAAGAGAGTTTAACCCTACTAGAGTTATCCTTATTTTTGATGGAAAGGGTGGTTCTCAATCCCGTAAAAAAATATATGAGGGGTATAAATCCGATAGAGGCAAGAACCGCTTTAGAGTAAATCGTCAGTATCCTGAAATGATGGATCAGGAAGAGGAGTCTGTTTCTATGAGAAGACAGTTGATGTGGTTGATTGATATATTACATTATCTACCAATAACAACTATGATTTTTGATGGAATGGAAGCGGATGATGCAATAGCATATATTTCAACCGAACTTATTGGTGAAGATGAAGAGTGTGTGATAGCATCAACTGATAAAGATTTCTTACAACTGGTGAATGATAGGACGAAAGTATATTCTTCCACAAAGAAAAAGTATTACGATAGAGACGTATTCTTTAAGGAATGGGGGATGTATCCTGAAAACTTTTTATTGTTCCGAACATTAGATGGTGATAGTTCAGATAATGTTCCTGGAATAAAAGGATGTGGTATCAAAACCGTGTTAAAAAGGTTTCCACAACTTACCGAAAACAGAGAGGTAACTTTTGATGAATTTTTCCAAATTTGCGAAAACAATTCTAACGATAAAATAAAATTATATAAGGATATATTGGATAATAAAGATGTTGTATTGAGAAATCAAAAAATAATGTCCTTAAAGGAACCCTCAATTACAATACACAACAGATTAAAAGTAAAAGATAGGTATGATGAGGAGAATACCAAGTTTGATAAAATTGAGTTCTTAAAAGTTGGAATGAAATATAAAATCCTCCAAAATTGGAAAGATATAAACTCTTGGTTGAATAGTACATTTTCCAATATAATAGTTAAATAAAAAAAGATATATAAATATGCAGGATACATTATCCAAATATGGTCAATCTTTTCAGACAAAGGTAATTTCAGCACTTATAACCGATGTACGATTAGTAGATACTTTGCACGAAGTAATACATACAAAGTTTTTTGAGTCTGAAGCGAATAAGTGGATAGTAGAACATATAGTAGAGTATTATAACCAATATAAATCAGTTCCATCATTAGACGTATTTAAGGTAGAGGTTTCCAAATTGGATGACAAATCTACTCAAAAAAATATCGTAGAGCAATTAAAGCAGGTATTTACATCTATTGGTGATGCGGATTTGCAATATGTAAAGGATGAGTTTAGTTCATTTTGTATAAATCAAAACCTAAAAAATGTAATCGTACAATCGGTAGATTTACTAAAAGCTGGAAATTACGATAGAATTAAAGAATTGGTTGATAAGGCAATGAAAGTTGGTGTAGAAGCTGATTTGGGTATGGATTATGTATTGGATTTTGATGCAAGAACTGATGAAATAAACCGTTCAACTATACCTACTGATTGGGATACTATAAACGATTTGATGGATGGTGGTCTAGGACCTGGTGAATTAGGAGTTGTGGTTGCACCTTCTGGCGTTGGTAAGACTTGGGTGTTGTGTGCATTAGGTGCAGCAGCAATTAGAGCAGGTAAGACGGTGGTTCACTATTCAATGGAGTTGTCCGAAAAATATGTGGGTAGTAGATATGATACGGTATTTACACAAATACCATCTGCAGATTTACCAAACAAAAAGGATGATGTTAAAGATAAAATCCGTAAATTAAAAGGTAAGTTGATTATCAAATACTTTCCACCAAAAGGAGTATCTACTAAAAAGTTGGAAGCACATATTGAAAAGATGACTGCAGCTGGAAATAAACCAGACCTGATTATTGTGGATTACGCAGACCTTCTTCTTTCACATACAAATAAAAGTGATAGCACTTATGGAGAGCAGGGTGGTGTGTATATTGAGTTGAGAGGTTTGGGTGGAGAGTTGGGTATTCCAATTTGGACAGCATCCCAAACAAACCGAACTGGTATAGATGCGGAAGTAATTGAAGCAGATAAAATCGCGGACAGTTACGCAAAAGTAATGAATGCAGATTTTATTATGAGTTTGAGTAGAAAATCCAAAGATAAGTTAAATAATACTGCAAGGATGCACATTATGAAAAACAGATTTGGACAAGATGGAATTACCTTCCCTTGCAAAATGGATACCAACAAAGGTGTATTAGAGGTATATACCGCAACTTCATCGGACGGGATAATTGCGAGTAAGGAAAGTAAAAATGGGGAAGTGATGGAAAAACAACTACTTCACAAAAAGTATGTTGAAAACATAGATATGGGATAATTTATGAAATTGTTACTAGGAGATTGTTTAGATAAACTTAAAGAATTAGATAATAATTCAGTGGATAGTATTGTTACTGATCCTCCCTACGGATTATCATTTATGTCCAAAGATTGGGATAAGGTAAAAGCAACCAAAGAAACCAAATCACAAGTTGTTAAAGGTTTAGGAGCAGGTATGAAAATGACTACCCTCGCTGATAACATTGAGTTTGAGAAATGGGTAACCGAATGGTCTATTGAATGTTACAGAGTTCTAAAACCAGGTGGTTATATGTTGGCATTTGGTGGGAGTAGAATGTATCACCGATTGGCAAGTGGTGTGGAAAATGCTGGATTTGAGATTAGAGATCAAATGATGTGGGTATATGGTAGTGGGTTTCCTAAATCTATGAACTTAGGACATAAGATAGATGAATATCAAGGTTGGGGAACTGCTCTTAAACCTGCTCACGAACCTATTGTAATGGGGAGAAAACCTATAAGTGAAAAAACGGTAGCAGGTAATGTGTTAGAGTGGGGAACTGGTGGAATAAACATAGATGGCTGTAGGATTGAAACTGATGAAGAACTTGGTAGGTTTCAAATAGATGGAAATGGACCACTCTCACCAAAACATGGTTTCAACAATAATAATATGAGTAAGGGTGATAAGTTTATTGAAGGTAATCCAAATGGTAGATTTCCTGCAAACATAATCTTTGATGAAGAAGCAGGTAAGATATTGGATGAGCAAATTGAAGGTGGAGCATCTCGTTTCTTCTATTGTCCAAAAACCAACAAGAATGATAGAAATGAAGGTAACATACATCCAACCGTAAAACCAACTGATTTGATGGCATATCTTATTCGTTTAGTAACACCTAAAGGAGGTATAGTTCTTGACCCATTTATGGGTTCTGGTTCTACTGGTAAGGCAGCAGTGAGGGAAGGTATGAACTTTATTGGTATAGAAAGAGAAACTGAATACTTTGAGATTGCTAAATCAAGAATTGAGTCCGAAAAGAAAAACCCAATTATAGTAAAAACACCATCTGGAAAAAAAGTGGAAGTAGAAAAGAAAGTTGAAGAAAAAGTAAATCAGTTTTTTGGGTGAGCATAAATTATCAAACATTCGCTAGATTTGTTGAAGTTGATGAACTGGATTTAGAGTATCAAAGGATTACATCTAACATATATGATGTAGTAGATGTAGATGCTGCACTAGAAACTATATTCCAATACCACCGAAGAAAGGGATTTCCACATTACAATATACCAAATCACAAACGATTAGATGCTCTAAAAACTCTAAAAGATTTTGATGAAACTACTATATACAAAGATGGAAAGTTAGATCAAACAATGCATGGATTATCCCTAGCTTGGAGTTATTTTCCACATTGGGTAGAAGTTGAGTGTGGGAATAATACAATGAAACCCATGGATTATTGGAATGATGATACCAAACTCAAAGAAGTAATCCGTAAGACTTGGAACTGGCAAACCAAACATGGAAATGGGGTATTTACCTTAAACAGGTTGAGACAAAACTTTAAGATATATGGTGGTAATCAGTCTGTATCCAACTTTAGACCATCGGTTGCAAAATGGATATACAACGAATATGCGAGTGGTGGTGTGATATGGGATATGAGTTGTGGTTGGGGTGGTAGATTAGTTGGATTTTTGGCATCAAATGCTAAGCAGTATATTGGAACTGAACCATCTACAAAAACTTATGAGGGATTACTAAAACTGAATGAGGATATAAATGATGGTAGTAAATCCGTCCAAATCCATATGTTAGGTTCGGAAGTCTTCCAACCCGAAAAGGATAGTTTGGATTTATGTTTTACATCACCTCCATATTTTGATACAGAAAAGTATAGTGATGAACCAACCCAGTCTTACAAAAAATACCCAACAAAAGATAAATGGGTAAATGAGTTTTTGAGAAATACTATGGAAAATTGTTACTATGGGTTGAAGGATGAAAAGTATATGTTGATAAACATTGCGAACACTCCTAAATACAAAGATATAGAAGAAAAAACAATTGAAATTGGGGAAACTATCGGCTTCAAACATACTGATACTCTGTATCTTATTTTATCATCTGTAGCGGGTAAGGGTATCAAATTAGAACCCATTTTTGTGTTCAAAAAAATATTCAACTGATAGTTAGAGTGTTGTAAAAATGTGGAAAAATAAACAAAAATATCTGTAGGTTTAACTCATATATATTATAGTTATACCTACCTATTAGAAAAAACAAACAAAAGATTTATGGAAAAAAGAAGTATATTTAACAAGCGGGTCAATATACTTCCCTACGATTATCCATCATTATTACACTATAAAGATGCGATACGGCATTCGTATTGGATTGACACAGAGTATAATTTTACAACTGATATCAACGATTTTAAGGTTGGTATCAATGATGAAGAGCGGGAAGTTATTAAAAAAACAATGTTGGCAATTGCCCAAATTGAGGTGAATGTAAAAACCTTTTGGGCAGATATGTACAAAAGAATGCCAATTACCGAAATTGGAGATGTGGGAATGACATTTGCAGAAAGTGAAGTACGCCATAAAGATGCGTATGCGAGATTGTTGCGAATTTTGGGATTGGAAGATGAGTTCCGTAATGTTGTAGAAATACCTGCAATTAAAGACCGTATTGCGTATTTGAGCAAGTATTTGGATGGAACGAGAAGTAAGGATGATAAAATGTACACCAAATCCGTATTGTTATTTTCTTTGTTTATAGAGCATGTATCTCTTTTTTCCCAATTCCTTATTATGATGTCTTTTAACAAAGAGAAAAACCTATTTAAGGGTATTTCTAATGTGGTAGAAGCAACTTCCAAAGAGGAGGAGATACATGGTAATTTTGGAGCAGAGATTATCAATATTATCAAAAGTGAAAATCCGGAATGGTTTGATGATGAGTTTGAGAAGTTGATATATTCAGCGTGTAAGAAAGCATTTATAGCTGAAACTAAAATATTAGATTGGATTTTTGAGACTGGTGAATTAGAGTTCTTACCAAAGAAAACTATTGAGCATTTTATTATGAACCGATTTAACAATTCATTAGCTAAAATAGGAATGGAAAAATTGTTTGAGGTTGATACTACTTTATTGGAAAGGACTAAATGGTTTGATATTGAAGTTACATCTACCAAAGAGGGAGACTTTTTTTATAAAAAGCAAATTGATTACTCAAAGAAACAAAAGGCGATTACAGAAGATGATTTATTTTAATTTATGGAAAGAAGATACGAAAAATACTATTGGTTAAATGAGGAAAGTAGAACTTTCTTACAAAGAGGTTACATTAGTGAAAGTCCTGAGCAACGAATAAAAGATATGGCTATTGCAGCCGAAAAATATTTGGGGATAAAAGGATTTGCGGAAAAGTTTGAGGATTACTCTATGAGAGGATTTTACAGCTTTTCTACTCCAGTTTGGATAAACTTTGCTAAAAATAAAGGATTGCCTATTTCGTGTTATGGTTCTAACATTGATGACTCAATGGATAGTATCCTAAATGCAGCTAGAGAAATTGGTATGATGTCTAAATATGGTGGGGGAACTTCTGCGTATTTAGGAAATATCCGTCACAGAGGAGCTGAAATATCCACAGGTGGTAAAGCAGATGGACCAGTTCATTATGCAAGATTGTATGATACTACTATTGATGTATCTAAACAGTCTGAAGCAAGAAGAGGTGCGTGTGCAGTTTATTTACCTATTGAACACAAAGATATTTTAGAGTTTTTGGATATTGGTACTGAAGGAAACCCTATACAAAATCTACAATTTGGTGTGACAATTACCGATAAGTGGATGACGGAAATGAAAGCGGGTGATAGCGAAAAACGAAAAGTTTGGGCAAAAGTAATACAGAGAAGAAGTGAGTTTGGATTTCCTTACATAATGTTTAAGGATAATACAAATAACAATACTCCATATAAAGAATTGGGTAGAGAAATTACAGCTTCTAACCTTTGTAGTGAAATCCAATTACCAACTAATTCATACGAGTCCTTTGTATGTTGTATTGGTTCTATAAACTTATTGCATTGGGATGAGTTGGAAAAAACTGATGCGATTGAAGTATATACTTTATTCCTAAACGCAGTAATGGATGAGTTTATTAAGAAGTCCGAAACAATGCCAGGAATGAAAAGAGCATGGAGATTTGCAAAAGAGCATAGAGCAATTGGTGTTGGGGTTTTGGGTTACCATTCACTCCTACAATCTAAACTTATCCCATTTGAGTCATTAGAGGCGAAACAATACAATCATAAAATCTTTAAGACATTAAAGGAAAGAACTGATGGAGCTTCTATGGAATTGTATAACTCAAATACTGAAAAGTATAAATGTATTAGAGATGGATATTCTAATACTACATTGATTGCGATTGCACCAACTAAATCTTCTTCATTTATCTTGGGACAGGTTAGTATGGGTATTGAACCTATAAAATCAAACTACTTTGTTAAGGATTTGGCTAAAATAAAAACGGTGTATAAAAACCCATATTTGGTGGAAGAGTTAGAAAAGTATGAATTGAATACTGCGGAAACTTGGGATAGTATCTTAAAGAAAGATGGTTCAGTTCAACATTTGGATTTTCCAACAAAAGAAGTGTTTAAGACATTTTTGGAAATATCACCAAAGGAGATTATCTTACAAGCTGCACAAAGACAGAAGTTTATTGACCAATCACAATCTCTAAACCTAATGATACATCCATCAATTCCTGCGAAAGATATAAACCAATTATATATGTATGCGTGGGAAGAGGGAGTGAAAACTCTTTATTACCAATTCTCTCAAAACTCCGCACAAGCGTTTGCGAGAAATATCTTAGAATGCGTAAGTTGTGAATAAGTAATACTCATTAAAATCGTTTATGTATTTGATACAAAACATTAAACAAAATTATGGTAAAATATTCCAAAAATTGGGTATTTATTAGTATAAATTTAAAAACAAAAAAGCTATGAAAAGATCATTTATTTTATTATTCGGATTACTCACTATCCTTAGTAGTTGTGCAGTAGTGAGACAGGGTGAAGTTGGAGTAAAGAGAACAATTGGTAAAATTCAAGAAAAACCTTTGATGGAGGGAGCTAGAGTTTACAATCCATTTGTATCTACAATTATCAAACTTCCAGTTAGAACAACTAATATGGAGTTAAAATCACCACTACCATCTAAAGAAGGATTGACCGTACAATCGGAGGTATCAATACTTTACAGATTGGTTGGTGATTACGCACCATCTATTGTAGAAAAGTTAGGAACTAACTATGAGGAAGTTGTAATTGTACCTGTATTCCGTTCAGCGGTTGCGGATGTATCTTCACAATACTTTGCAAAAGATTTACATACTGGACAGCGTTCGGTTATTGAAAGAGATATCCAAAAACTAATGGAAGTACAATTAAAAGATAGAGGATTTATTATTGAAGCCGTCCTATTGAAAAGTATTGTTTTGCCTGCTGGTTTGACCAAAGCAATTGGGGAAAAGTTAGAAGCTGAGCAAGATGCTCAAAGAATGGAGTTTGTACTTAACAAAGAGAGATTAGAAGCAACTAGAAGAATTATTGAAGCTGAAGGTATTAGAGATGCACAAAAAATCATCTCAGAAGGATTATCTCCATTACTATTACGCTTCAAAACCATTGAAGCATTTAATAAACTTTCTACTTCACCGAACGCGAAAGTTATTATTACAAATGGAGAACAACCTTTAATGATTAACGGAGAAAATTAAACAATTAAAAAAATATGGTAGAAGTAAAACAATTTTCAGCATCATGGTGTGGACCTTGCAAAATGTTGAGCCCGATTATGAAAGAAGTAAAAAGTGAAATAACTGAAGCAAGTTTTCAGTATGTAGATGTTGATGAAGAAGGTGATTTGGCATCTAAATATGGAGTAAGAGGGGTTCCAACTGTTGTAATTGAAAAAGATGGTGTGGAGGTAAAAAGATTAGTTGGAATGCAGCAAAAGGGAGTGTTGATAAACGCAATTAAATCTTATTTGTAAAAATAAATAAAATATTTTTCTAAAAAGGCTTGTATTATTCAAGCCTTTTTTGTATGTTTGTAAGGTAATTATTGAGAACCTCTAAAAGATAAAAAAATGCTTACACACACAAATGTTAGAGAATGGACTATTGAAGAATTACACGAACTTCATTCTAAAAAAAAGATATTTCACGATATTTCTTTTAATAGAATTCAAGCTGGAGCTTGGGATATTAGTAGAAAAAAAGGATATATCGGATCTGTCTACGGTAACAGAATATATACATTAATAGTTTTAGTTCACATTGAGTCTTGTTTAGCCCACGCTAAAAATATTAACGATGAATTAAGTATTGGGTATTTTGAGAAGTGTATAAAAAACGGATATGAATATGTAATCTTAGATGGTTCGAATCGTATTGGTAGTATAGAACAATATCTAAATGGGGATTTTGATATTGTCCAAAATAAAACTAGGAAAGATATCAACCGAACTGAATTTAAAGCCAAATATATACCAATATCCATTGTGAGAGCTTCATCAAAAAAGCAATTGCACTTAGACGCGATTGATTTAAATAGTGGTGTTTCATGGAACGGTCAAGAAAAAAGAAACGCGATAGATGCCAAAATAGCCGAATTTGTTAGAAACATTTCTATCGGACAATATAAGCAATGTGTAGGTGGTAAACTTGATGGAGTTAATTTAAAACGTATGGGTGAGCAGGAATTGATTGCTAATTGTTTAAACCTTTTACAGTTTGGAAAATATACTGGAAATAAAGGGTTGGATCAATTATATAATCTTAAAGATAGGGATATATTAAATGAAACATACAATAAATTAGATTGCTTATTAACCACGCAACATAATATGTTTAAAAATAAGAACAAGATGAAGTTCAAAAAATCATTTTATCTTTATCTTTTTGCTTTACTTAAAGAATTGGATGCGGCTGGATATAGAGTATCTCAAGGTGAATTAATGAATTTTTTTAATAGTATCGCAGATAAATGGAGTGATTTGGATAACGATGGTAAAACTTTATACTTTTCATCGGAAAAAGAGCAATCTTATACTTGGAAAAATTTAATGGGATTTATTCCACTAGAATACGGACAAAAAGTAGCAGTTCTATTAGATTATGTTTATTCAAATCTTATGAAATGTATTGAGCCACTTCCTATTAATAACAAAAGAATACTCAAAACTTCTGCTGATAGTAAAATTAGATATGATATTGCCAAAAGAGATAATTGTAGAGTTAGAATTAATGGTATTATTAATGGAATTTGGTTTAATAGTGAAAAAACAGATGCAGAATATATTGAATATCCTTTACATGAAATACTAAAATCCTCAGATATAAATGTTGATCACATTATATCTTTAAATGGGCCAAATAAAGGAAGTGATGACATCCATAATATGGAACTTACCACATTTGAATACAATAATTGGAAACGGGCTAAAATATAAATTAGAAAAGGCTTGGATATACCAAGCCTTTTTTGTATATTTGTACCCAACCTCAATACCAAAATGTTATGAAGAAATATACAGACGAACAATTACAAACTAATTACACTAAGTTTATTGAAGCTCTGAAAAAATCCTTTGATGGAGAACGATTAGAAAAATTACTCCATATGTATTCAATGGAAGAGTTGGGAGCGAACTTAATGTTATCTCCTGCGAGTGGAAACATCAACTACCACAATGCTTACGAAGGTGGATACATTGATCACGTTATGAATGTGGCAAGAAACTCACTCCGTATGATGAAACTTTATCAAGATGCGGGTGGATATATTGATTTTACACAAGAAGAATTACTATTTGCAGCATTCCATCATGATTTGGGTAAGTTGGGTAGTAAAGGTAAATTGCATTATGTAATCAATACTTCCGATTGGCATGTAAAAAATCAAGGTAAGTTGTTTGTAAGTAATACAGAATTATCATTTTTAACTCATACCGATAGAACTTTTTTCCTATTGCAAGAATATGGTATCAAATACAATGAAACCGAATACTTTGGTATCAAACTTACAGATGGTTTGTATGATGAGGATAATGAAAAATACTACAAAGTATTTGATACAACTAAATATCTTAAATCAAACATTCAATATATACTTCATTGGGCAGACCACATGAGTACTTGTATTGAAAGAGATAGAGAAATTAAAGCACCTTTTTAATATGTGTGGTATAATAGGAGGAAACCAATATACAGAACTCTCTGTAAAAAATGGTTTAGAAAAAATTATACACAGAGGTAGAGATAATACTTCTATTGAATGTGTAGATGATTTTTATTTTGGACACAATCGTCTTTCAATACAGGACTTATCATCAACCGCAAATCAACCATTTTGGAATGAGGATAAAACCGTTTGTGTTGTATATAATGGAGAACTTTGGGATAGTGCATATACTCAAACTTTAAGAGATAGCATAACCACTCCATTTAGGACTAAATCCGATACTGAAGTAATCTTAAATGCATATTTGGATTATGGGGTGGGTTCGTTTGGTGAGTTGGATGGCATGTTTTCTTTTGCGATAATAGATACGAGAATAACTACTGTATACCTAGTTAGAGATTATGTAGGGGAACTACCATTTTGGTATTCAGTTGATAGTATAACTAATAAATTGGCATTTTGTTCTGAAAAAAAAGGATTGCCGTTGGAAGATATCTATGAAAATAGTGTAAAAGCTGTATATCCAGGTACTTACATCCAATACAACTATAAAACATTTGTTCATAGTGAGGTTGTTTATTATGAGTTGCCTACTGAAGTCATAAATGATGATAGGGAGGTAATTATTAAAAATATACGAACCTTATTAGAGGAAGCGGTAGAAGTAAAAATGGTATCAGATGTACCCATTTGCACAATTTTAAGTGGGGGTATTGACTCAGTCATAACAACATACCTTTTATCAAAGAAGTATCCTCAAATTGAAGCATTTGTGGTATCTATGGGTGATGGAAATACAAAGAACGATGATATAAAATATGCTAGAATTGCGGCAAAAGAGTTTGGTGTAAAACTGAATGAAATTATCCTAACTGAAGCTGATGTACTCAATACGATAGATGAAGCATTGTATGTAATTGAGCAGGATAGATGGCAAAACTTAGGTTCTGCAATAGCTCAAATATTTTTGGGTAAAAAAATAAATGAGTTAGGATACAAAGTTGTATTTAGTGGAGATCTTTCCGATGAGATTTGGGGAAGTTATGGACACATTCAAGCGTTTCATTGGAGACCTGAAGATTACGATATTGCAAGGAGAAAGTTGGTAAAGGATGTACATAAAACAAACTTCCTAACAACTAATCAATCTATTATGTGGGGTGGTACAGTTGAAATACGGACACCTTATAGTTGGAGACCTTTTGTGGAGTATTCCCTAAACATTCCCCCTCTATACCAAAAAGAAGGTGGTCACATGAAACCATTGTTGAGAGAAGCATTTAGAGGTGAAATTAGTGAAGAACTATTATGGAGACCTAAAGTATTTTTCGCCAAAGGTGCTAGAACTAGTGATTTGATAGAGGGAATGAAAGGTGAGTTGAACAACAGATTAAAAGAAAAGTTTAAGTACAAAAACGATATTACTGCTGATAAGTTTTTTGGATAATGGTAAATGTAATACACATTAAAGAAGAAGGTGAGGAGATGAACTCAGTGATTGAAAAATCAATGGAAATCATAAATCTTTATCCTGAAATATTCCCTCATTTATATAAGCAGGGATTTAAGTTAGTAAAAAGAATAAAGAGTGGAAACCTTATTTTAGAAGATGGTGTTTTGATAACTTTTACTAAATACGGAAATAGTGGTAAAATATCACCGAACGCTAAAGTACTAAAAAAGAGAGGAGATTATATCATACACCAAATAGCTAGTGATAAAAGTATAAAGGGAGCAACCAAAAAAGTATTGGATAAGTTTGTAGAATATTGCCGAATGGGTGGTGGAGAAAGTATATTCTTAACTGTTAGAGCATTTAATGAGCATGCAAGGCAATTTTACGAAAGATATGGATTTGTGTATATGGATGATATAAAATGGAATAGTAAAGAAACTGGTGAAATACCTGGTGTAATATACAAATACAATTTAATAAATGGGAGGGCTGAAAAGTTTTTTAATATATGAATAAACTACCACTATGGATGTTCAGTAATGCTAGAAGGGGTGAGTCACATCCAAAAGCAAAACTTACAAATGAGCAGGTTTTACAAATTAGGGACTTGCATAGCAAAGGATTTAGTCTAAATGTTATAGCTAGAAACTTTAAGATAAGTAAATGGAATGTGGAGCAAATTGTAAAAAATAATACTTGGACTCATTTGTAGGAAAAGTGGAAATAATTTCGTATCTTTGTGTTTATGAATGTAAAAGAATATTTTGAGCAATTTAAGGGAATGAAACCTTATTTGCATATAACTAAATCTCAATGGAGTTATATAAAGGAGACATTCCCAATTGATGAAGTGAAGGAAGCACTCGCTGACCTTTGTATGGAGTATGAACTACCATTTGCGGATATTAGTGAAAGTGATGCATTGGCGAGTTATCGTAAGTTAAAGGGGACTTGGTGGGCAGATTTACTAACAGAGGGTGAGTGGTTCCCTCGTAAAGCATCAGAGAGTAGGTATCCACTTACTTTTAGAGGAAAGCAGATGTATTTTCGTAGATTAAATACTGGAAACGAAGCATCTAACTACTTTCAACAGGAAAACCGATGGGGTGTGGATGGGACTGTATCTCCTGGTCCAAAAAGAACTTGGGAAACTAGAGAGTTTATGGTATCACTTATGGGTGGATTATATACCTTAAAGTTTGATGAAGTTGGTAAAAACGAATTGAGAGTATGTTTGGGTTTAAGAAAATACATTTGTTCCCAATTCAAACCAAATGTTGCGAAAGCACTTTATGATTATTTGGAAGTAGAAAATGTATTGGATTTTTCTGCAGGTTGGGGTGATAGATTAGCTGGTTTTTATGCAAGTGAAACTGGAAAACACTATGTAGGAATTGACCCAAGAAAAGAAAATCACCCAATATATCAACAACAGGCAGATTGGTATGAAAAACACAGAACATTTTTTGAGGTAGAAAAGAAAGCAGAGTTTCATTGTTCACCTGCTGAAGATTTTGATTTTTCCCAATACCAAAACCATTTTGATATTGTATTTACATCACCACCATATTTTAATGTGGAAAGATACTCTTACGATGAGACTCAAAGTTGGGTTAGGTATAAGAGTATAGATGCGTGGAATGAATTATTTTTACACAAAGTAATACATAATCTATGGGGGAGTATCCGTTCAGGTGGTTATTTGGCAGTGAACATTGCGGATGTGTATGCGAAATCAAATGATAGAGAAAAAGGTTATGTTGAAATCACAAATCCAATGAATGATTACATCCAATCTTTGGGTGGAGTTTATGAAGGATGTTTGGGTATGGAGATGGCAAAAAGACCAGGAAGTGCAGGAGCTGGAATGATTATTGATGGTGATGAAGACCGTTATAGTGAAGAAGCACTCGCAAAAGCTGAGGAGGGAAAAAATAAAACATTCTGCGAGCCTGTTTGGGTATTCCGTAAACCTTAAAATAATATAATTTTTATTACCAAATAATAATGTTTATTACCAAATCATAATATTTATTATCAAAATAAATAACTATGGAATATTATGTTTATAAGCATATTAGATTAAAAGATGGTTCTATTTTTTATATTGGAAAGGGTAAAGGTGATCGTATGTATTCTGATTATAGAAGAAATATATATTGGAAACGAATTGTGGAAAAAGATGGTGGATTTACGGCTATTCTGATAAAAGAAAATCTTTCAGATAAAGAAGCTCTTGAATTGGAAAAAACTCTAATAAGTAAAATAGGTTTAGATAATTTATCTAACCTCGCTGAAGGTGGAACTGGTGGTGATACTCGTAAAGGATTTACTCAAGATGAATATGATGAATGGATACGAAATAAATCACAAGCTCAGAGAGGTAAAATTGGTTACTGGAAAAATAAAAAAAGACCAGAACATTCAGTAAAAGTAAAACAAGCTGCAAAAGATGGAGTATATGTAAATAATGGAAAATCAATTAGAACTGATGAATGGAGGAAAGCCCAATCAATATCAGCTTCTAATAGAATTAGAAAAGTTGTTGTATGTGATAAGTGTGGTATTAAAATTTTAGATACACATTTAGCGGTACATCAAAGAGGAAAGAAATGTAAACAAACTTAAAAAAGGAGGTCAATATTTACCAGAACGTATATTATCAGAGAGAAAGAAACCTTGTACACTTATGGGATAGTAGGCAAGGATATAGAAACTTCCCTTACACCCGTTATGCGTATGAAAAAGCAACTAATGGAGAATACCTTTCAATTTATGGTGATAGATTGACTAAAATATATAAGTTTAAGAAAGATGACCCCTCATTATTTGAGAGTGATGTTGCTGAAACTACTAGAGTATTAGTTGATACCTACTCCGATACCGATGATGTATCAGATGGACACATTATTTTAACTTATGATATTGAGGTTGAAATGGAAAGTGGATTGCCTGATACAAAGGAAGCAAAGAACGCTATAACATCTATTGCATTAAATGACTCCGCTACTAATCAATACTGGGTTTTATTTGTTGATAAGGTAGGTAATATGGTTAAGAAAACTACTGAAAAGGCAATAGTTCTACCTTTTAGAAGTGAAGAGGAGTTATTACTAAAATATTTGGATATATACGAAGAAATCTCACCAACAATTGTGACGGGATGGAATATTGATAATTTTGATACTCCATATCTATACAATCGTATTAAAAGAGTGTTGGGTGAAAAATACGCAAATAGATTATCTCCAATTGGTGAATGTTTCTGGTCACCATATCGTTCTAGATTTTTTATGGCAGGTGTATCTTATTTGGATTACATTACACTTTACAAATATTACAACTATGGAGAACTACCAAATTACAGATTGGATACCGTTGCTCAAATAGAATTGGATAAAGGTAAGGTTGAGTATTCAGGTAATTTGGACCAGTTATTTAGAGATGATATTGAAAAGTTTATTGAGTATAACTTAGTAGATGTTGAGTTGGTAGTTGCGTTGGATAAGAAATTGGAGTTTATTGATTTATGTAGAAACATCTGCCACGCCGGACACGTCCCTTATGAGGATTTTGTGTATTCATCAAAAGTATTAGAGGGAGCACTTCTTACATATTTGAGAAGAAAAAACTTAGTAGCACCTAACAAACCTGCGGATAGACAGGAGAATATGGATGCATTGAGAGAAGCAGGTGAAGAGAAGTTCATTGGTGCGTATGTGAAAGACCCGATTGTGGGCAAGTACGAATGGATTTATGACTTGGACTTAACTTCACTATATCCATCAATTATTATGACCCTAAACATTAGTCCTGAAACTAAAGTTATGAAGATTGATAATTGGGACTCTCAAAAATATATGAAGGGTGAGATTGATACTTTCTATGTTGGAACTAAAAAAATCAGTAAAGAAAACCTAGCAAAATTATTGCAAGAAAGTGGATATACAATTTCATCAAATGGAGTCCTTTATACAAGTGATAAAGTAGGTTGTATTCCTGGTATTTTGGATTTGTGGTTCCAAAAAAGGGTTGAGTATAAGGATTTGATGAAGAAGTATGGTAAGGAGGGAGATAAAGCGAAATACGCATTTTACGGAAAAAGGCAATTGGTACAAAAGATTTTGCTGAACTCCCTATATGGTGTATTGGGATTACCAGCATTCCGTTTTTATGATATTGATAATGCAGAAGCAGTAACCTTAACTGGACAGAGGGTAATTAAATCAACTGCGGATATGGCGAATATCAAATATAATAAAGAGTTGAATACTCCTGGTGCAGACTCAAACATTTATATTGATACAGACTCCGTATTCTTTTCAGCAGTTCCACTCTTAGACCATAGACATCCACAATGGAAAGGATTAGAGCAAACTGAAATTGCTAAATTGGTAGATGGTATTGCTGGTGAAATGCAGGATTATCTAAATAACTTTTATGATATACTCGCTTCTAAAGTATTTAATGTACCAAAGGATAAACACCGATTGGAGATTAAAAAGGAATATGTGGCGAAAGCAGGATTGTGGGTAGCAAAGAAAAGATATGCACAATGGATTATTTCAGATAATGGTGTACCTGTTGATAAATTGGATGTTAAGGGGTTAGATGTTAAGAGAAGTTCATTCCCTAAAGCATTTCAAGATATAATGGCAGAAGTTCTTATTTCAATCCTAAGAGGCGAAACCGAAGAGGGTATATCAAATAAAGTAATGGAGTTTAAGAAAAACTTGGTAAACAGACCTGTATATGAAGTAGCTAAAAACTCTGCGGTTAAAAACTTATCCAAATACCTTCCAAAGAAAAAGAAAGAAGCGAGGGTTTCATTTAGTGTAGAAAAGGGAACTCCTGCGCACGTTAAGGCAGCGATTGCATATAATGATTGCTTGAAACACTTTAAGTGTGCATACAAATATGAACCTATGAAAGATGGTGATAAGATTAAATGGGTATATCTAAAAGATAATCCATTGGGGTTAGAAGGTTTAGGATTTACTGGATATAATGATCCAGATGAGATTTTAGATTTCGTAAAAACCTATATTGATTACAATAAAATCTTTGATAGAGAATTAAAAGGAAAACTACAGGATTTTTACGATGCTGTTGGTTGGGGTGAAATTGTAAATGAACAACAAAATGCGAAAAAGTTTTTTTCATTTTGATTTGGATATTAAAAATAAAATGAGTATATTTGTGATTATAAACTATAAAAAGTAAAATGGAAAAACAAAAATTAAATCGTTTCGTAAGCAAGTACAATCTTGCTGGACTAGTTGAGTCCGTTAAGTGGGAAGTAAAGAGTGGAGTTCTAACTACCGCATTTATTTCAGATGACAAATCAGTATTGGGTTCAGTATCTATGACTGGATTTGAGAGTGATGATGCTGTATTAGGAGTATACGATACTTCTAAACTTACAAAAATGGTAAGTGTATTGGGTGATAGTGTAGACTTTTCAGTATCAGATGTGGATGGTAGACCTATTTCACTTAAATTCAAGGATAATTCAGTATCATTGAACTATATGTTGGCAGACCTTTCGGTTATTCCAAATGTTCCTGACTTGAAGAAATTGCCAGAGTTTGACTCTAAAATTAAATTGGACTCAAACTTTATTTCAACATTCATCAAAGCAAAGAGTGCACTTTCTGACGAAAATACTTTTACCTTTGTATGTAATGGTGGTAGTGGAAAAATTGTAATTGGTTATTCTAACATCAACACCAACCGAATTACAATTGATGTTGATTGTGTATGTGAAGGTGGTGATAAAGGACCTATTTCTTTCTCTGCAACTTATCTGAAAGAAATCCTTACCGCTAACAGAGATGCGAAAGATGCTACTTTGAGTATTTCATCTCAAGGATTGGCACATATTCACTTTGAGGTTGATAACTACACTTCAGATTACTATTTAGTAGAACTACAAGGATAATGGGATTGCCATATAAGAAAAAGTATTTTTACGAAAGAAATCAGTGGTTGCTTAATCCTGAAACTAACCTCACTTATGAGGAAGTGCTGAAAATGTCTTATCCTGACTTTGAGAAGTGGGTAGATTTTTTTAGAAAAAAGGTTATTGAAACTTGGGATACTACCGGAGCACCTCCAAAGATTGGGGTTGATGAACCGGAGATGATTGAACAATTCTCAAAATTGCAGGCATACAAAGTTGAAAAGTTTGAGGAAACTGATGATGAGGGTAATGAAGTTATTTTTAACTTTAATAAATTCGCAACTCCCGTAAATCAATTTTTTCCGGCAATGTACAAAACAAAAATCGGTGGGTCAACTTATGACTCACCGAAACCTTCTATTTATGATGTATTTGTTGATGATACATACCTACCACTTTTCATTAAACAAATGAGAAGATTGACGAGGCAGGATGGAATGTATAGGTTTTCTAAAACCCTACACATGGGAAATCCTGACTTTCATAATTCTCACATCCAAACTGGAAAGGAATGGATTGAAAAATGGATGAGTGGTGATAAATTAGAAGGACATGATTTTTGTTTATCTCAAGCAAACTCTAAAATACCTTCACCTCCAATAACTGCGGAAGAAGTTAAAGAGTTGTATAGAAATGGTAAGTTGGAGTACAAACACATATCTTCTCTAAAAACTGCAGAATGGGGTGAGAATATTGATAATTTAGTTGATATTGAGAAACAACCTATTCAGATATGTATTTATCCATTAGGACAAACAATCTTTCCAGAAGCAACTGCGGCATTCCGTATTGGTATGGGAACACAACCTGCGGTTAACTTTCCACCACTAACTGCAAAGTATCTATACAAAAGATTTACAGAGCATGTTAAAGACCAAGATGTAGTAAACATTTATGACCCTTCCGCTGGGTGGGGTGGTAGAATATTAGGAGCAATGAGTTTGGATGATAGAAATATCCATTACATAGGAAATGACCCTAATACTGAAAACTACATTGAGGAAATTGGAAAAACTAGGTATGAGTATTTGGCAGAGTTTTTCAATGAAAATACTGTTGGAGCTAGTAATGCATTTTGGGGACACCAAAACACTTATGATATTTTCCAAACCGGTTCTGAAATAATCCATTTGGATAGTAGATTTCAATCCTATAAGGGTAAGTTAGATATGGTATTTACTTCACCACCATACTTTGATAGAGAAAGATACTCCGATGATGAAAGTCAATCATTTAGAAAGTTCAATTCATACGAAAGTTGGAGAGATGGATTTTTGAGACCCACCCTAACAACTGCGTTTGAGTGGTTGAGAAACGATAGATACATTCTATGGAACATTGCTGATATTAAAGTTGGTAAGGATAAGTGGTTTACATTAGAGCAGGATAGTATTGATATACTTACTGAATTGGGATGTGAGTACAGAGGAAAGTTGAGAATGACGATGTCACCTATGACTGGAATTGATATGAGTGGTGTAAAAAATAGTATGCGGATAAATGGAACTGCATACAAATACGAACCAATCTTCATATTCTACAAACCTTAAAAACTATAAAAATGAAAGCATCATACAGTGAAAGTGCAACGAGAGAATTGATGAAGGAAATTAAATTGCTGGTAACCGATTTAGGTTTTGATTATGGTAGAATGTCTAAAAGTGGACAGCAGATTTATGATGAGTTGTGTGAAAAGTTGGGTATAGATTAAGGATATGAATACAGACTTTTTACATAAGTTCGGTGAAATCCAATACCTAAAAGGTAGAATTGATGAATTACACAAAGCTCTACCTACGGTATTGGATTTGAGCCGTAAAAGAAAATTGGATGTTCGGTTGGAGAAATATTACAATAAGTTGAAAGAAACTGATGAAATGGCATATCATTTGTATTTGGTAGAAAGAGAAAATCAACTAATGAGTAAAAGGAAATCCAAAAAAGAAATGGAAGAACTCTTAAATGAATTGATGAAATATATTAAAGAGGATGAGTTGATTAAAAAAATACAAAATCAAATTGAAAAATATGGATAGCGATTTATTTTTAACTAAAATTGAAAACATTGTATATGATAATTGTGAGTGGTGTTTTCAGTTTGATGATGAAGAACCGCGTGTTTTTGCAGCAGCTGAAAAGCCGGAAGATCCTATTGAAACTCCAAAGGTAACATTCACATTATCGAACAATTGCAATTCAAATATAGTTTTTTCTCACAATGGTAGGCAATTCAAATTATTTGCAAGAGAATTAACTGAAGAAGGTAAAAAAATAATATTTAAAACAGCTGAATAATATATGAACAATAACGAACATAGTTTATGGGTGGAGAAATACAGACCCAATAAATTAGAAGATTATGTAGGTAATGAGCATCTAAAATCAAAAGTTGCAGGTTACATCGAAAGTGGCGATATTCCACACCTACTTCTGTATGGTAAAGCTGGTACGGGTAAAACTACATTGGCAAAACTGATTGTAAACTCAGTTGATTGTGATTATATGATTATCAACGCATCGGATGAAAATAATGTGGATACTGTGAGAAACAAAGTAAAAAACTTTGCATCCACTATTGGTTTTAGACAAAGTAAAATCATTATCCTCGATGAGTTCGATTATATGACTCCGAACGCACAAGCAATCTTGCGAAATCTAATGGAGACATTCTCTAAACATTGTAGGTTTATTTTAACTTGTAATTATGTTGAGAAAGTAATTGACCCAATCCAGTCTCGTTGTCAAACTTTCCAAATCGTACCACCAACTAAGAAAGATGTAGCAGTACAAATCAGCAAAATCTTACAAAGTGAAGGTGTTAAGTTTGAGATTAAGGATTTAGTACCTATTATTGATGCTGGATATCCTGATATTCGTAAAATTATCAACACCTGTCAACTTAACTCAATAAAGGGTGAATTGAAAGTAGATGTACAGAACCTTTTGGAAAATGATTACAAAATGAAAATTTTGGAAATCCTAAAATCTAAAGATGATAAAAGAAATAAGTATATGAAATTGAGACAGGCATTGGTTGATAGTAGAGCAACTGATTTTACTGAATTATATACTTTACTCTACGATAAAGTTGAAGAATACGCTGAAGGAAAAACTGCTAATGTAATTTTGGAACTATCAGATGGACAGAGAAACGCATTTCTTTCTATTGATAAGGAAATCCCAACAGCAGCAACACTTATTAAAATACTAAACATAATCGCATAATGGCAAACATTTTAGGACCAGGTGGACAACCACTCGCACCAAGAGAAGAAGCACCTTTAGATATCGCAAAAACCGAAGCAATTGGATGTAAGAAATGTGGAGGAGAAGTTTTTGTACAAGGGTTTGGGTTTAGGAGAATATCTAAACTACTAACCGGTAAACAAAAAGATGAAGTACTACCAGTTGAACTATTCCTTTGTGGGGATTGTGGTGAAGTACTTAATGAATTACTACCTCCTGGATTAAGAGTAGAAGAAGATTAATATGGCGGGAATAACTCTTTTCGATCACATAAAGCAGATTACTGATGTACAAAATCCAAAGTATTGGGATACATTAGATGAAGGTTCTAAGAAAACTTTTTCTAATTATATGATACTTCGTTTTCTTTCTATGAAATATGAGTGGGTTGAAATGATTGGGGAATTACAACCACATTTGCAGGAACTTCCACCAAAAACTTTATACCTTACACTAATTGATATTATACCAAAAAGTAAAACATTCTTAAAATATATAAAACCTGCTAAAAGTGAAGAATATGAAAATTGGTTAATTGAGTTGATTGCAAAGTATTATGAAGTTTCCCTATTGGAAGCTGAAGAATATGTTGGGATACTTTATTCTATAAAAGATGGTCACTCAAAGATAAAAGAAATTGCGGAAATCTATGGAATTGAAGAGAAACAGATTAAAAAATTAAAACTAAAAATTTAAGATGAAGAATGTTA